TGGGCGAAACTCAGGAGGAGCCGGCATTAAGTTCGGTTGATGAGGGTCAACAGGCTGCGAATGCAGAAATTTCTATGGCTGAGATGAGCATAGCGGTAGACCCGGGAAACGTCGCTGCTATTGACGAAGCAGCAGTTGCGATTTCTGATACTGCCATAAGTATGGGCGGACAAGGCTCACTATCTCCTGGCGTTGGTCTTGGGGTCAACTCAGAGATGGGCACCGCAACGATGAACCAAGTTAACGCCCTGAACGCACCGGGGCTTCCCGGCTCGACTGTTGGTTTTGCCATTAACGACCCGACAGGTAATACGCCAGGGGCGATAACGGCTAGCCAGATAGCAGCCCAGCAAAACCCATCGTTAGCTAACGCCATGTTTGGCCTTGCCGGTATGATGCCTGGGGCGCTGGGCGTACTGGGATTGGCTGCTGGCGCAGTCGAGGGCCGTGGTATGACACAAGCCATGGGTCTTGTCGACAGTGGAAGGGGCGCTATAGCAGGTACGATAGCCGGTGCAGCCGATTCTATAAGCGGCGCAATGCCAGGGGGCGCATCTGTAATGGGCCAGAGTTCCGACGACGACCCAGGAGAGATCGGTGGGCCGTCGCAGGCGGAACTTGACGCGATGGAGGTAAGCCCCGCTGATATAGATCAAGTGATCGACGCCGGACCCGCCTGGAGTTCGGATAGAGTTATAGACACCACCGACAGCTTTTTAGACACATCGCAAATTCAGCCTCTCGCTGAAATACCTGCCGCTACAGGTGTCGGCACAACTGGACTACTGGATGATCTCGGCACTACCGATATCACAGGGGCTACTGATTCACTGTCTCGTCCCGGCAGCTTCGGGCGGTCAAGGATTACCACGCCAAGCAATCGTATATTCAATCTAGTCAATTTATTCCGACCCACCCTATCACCAGGGATTAGTCTGTGATGGCATATTCAGCAAGTGAGCTAATTGAACGGGCGGAAACGCTTGAGAACGAGCGCGCAAACTGGGAGCAGGATTGGCAGCGTATTGCTGATTTTGTCCTGCCGCGTAAAAACGACATTATCACCAAGCGCTCTCGCGGAGAGAACCGTAACCAGAAGCGGTACGCCTCTATTGGCATGCAGTCCCTTAATATCCTGGCTGCATCTCTCCACGGCACACTGACATCGAAAGCGGTTCAGTGGTTTGATCTGGAGACAGGCAGGCCGGAACTGGACGCCAGTTCGCAGATTAAGGATTATCTGCAAGAGGTTGCCCGCATCATGTGGGTGGAGCTTAACGCCTCCAACTTCCATTCCCAGGTCCATGAATTGTACCTTGATCTGGCAGCGTTCGGCACTGGCTGCATGCTACAGGAAGAGGCTGGTGGTCCTGGCGAGGACTACGACGGGCTTACATTTTCAGCGCACCCAATTCAGTCGTATCTAATCGAAGAGAACCATAATGGTCAGGTGGACTCCGTGTGCATCAAGCACATGATGACCGCCAACCAGATTGCCGGGAAATTCGGTGAATCCGCCATGACTTCCGAGCAGAAGTCTGCGCTGACCAAAGACCCGCTGTCTCAGTTCGAGATCTTGCACTGGGTTATGCCGCGTGACACTGGCCGTTCTAAGGGCGACGGCTATACCGAAGACGCCTCAAAGATGGGCTTCAAATCATGCTGGGTTGACCGCTCCCAGGAAACCATAATACGGGAAGGAGGCTATCAGGAATTCCCGTTTACGGTATGCCGCTGGAGCAAGTCCACTGGCGATTTATACGGAAGAGGCCCTGGGGACACGGCTCTCAGCGATATTGAAGTATTGAACGAGGCTACCCGCCTTGAGTTGAACGCCTGGGCCAAGACAATCGATCCGCCGATACTGATTGAGGACGATGGTGTAATCGGCAAGGTCAACATGCGTCCCGGCAAGCCCACCGTGGTCCGGGATGTAGAGCGGTCTGTCAGGCCGTTCCAGAACAACGCCAACATGAATTTCAACCAGATCAAGCTGGGCGAATACCGCGACACTATCAGGCAAGCCTTCTTTGCCGATCAGCTGGAACTTCCCAACCGCGGCTCTGCTGAGATGACGGCGACGGAAATCCAGGTCCGCTATGATCTCATGCAGCGCGTACTAGGCCCAACCCTTGGCCGTCTGGAGCGAGAGCTTCTTGAGCCTGTGATCTGGAGAACCTTCAAGATCATGGGCCGTAGGGGCAAGATCCCGCCGCCGCCGCCAGAGATGGGCGACGTACTTGATATCAATGTCCGTTATGTCGGCCCCCTCTCCCGCGCTCAGAAGCAGGCCGAGATCAACGCCTTTATGACCTTCCTGCAAGAAGTCGGCATGGTGTCCCAAATGAAGCCGGAAGTTCTGGACAACATCGACGGCGATGCCGCTATTCGCTGGCTGCATAGCCACCACGATCTGCCTGCCATTGTCATGGTTGAAGACAGGATAGTACAGCAACGCCGCGATGCCAGAGCCAAGCAGCAAGAGGCCCTTGCCCAGCAGCAGTTCCAAAGCGCCGGGGCGCAGGATACCAAGGCCATGGCAGAGGCCGAAGCCAAGATGCAGCAAGCTGGTGCCACGCAGCAGCAGGCAGCAAGCGAACAACAGCCTGAATAGTTGGAATGACGAAATATACAGAAAGGGAGATAGCTAGTGCTTATGCGCGCTTATTTGGCGGCGAAACGGGCATGGTCGTCCTTGAAAACATGGTTTCTAAATATCAAAGACGAAGTAGCTTTGTTCGTGGAGACCCATACGAGACGGCTTTTAAGGAAGGTGCGCGGTCAGTAATTCTGCACATCAGGGCCATGGTGAAAAAACACGGCCCGGACAATGATTTGGAAAGGTTGATCGATGAATGAACAGGTTTCCGAAACAGTTTCCTCAGAGGCGGCGCAGGCTCCAGTAGCCGAGGCGGCTCAAACTCAGTCGGAACCCGGCTGGAGAGACGGACTCTCTCAGGAAAACAGGGACCACGGCGCGATCAAGGACTTCAAGACGGTTGACGATCTGGCTCAATCGCATATCCACGCTCAGAAAATGCTTGGATCTTCAGTGCAAGTCCCCGGTGAACTCGCCACTCAGGACGATTGGAACAAATTCTACACCAAAACAGGCCGTCCACAGGACGCAAATGCTTACGACTTCACTGTCGTCAAGGCTCCAGAGGGCTTCACTGTAGCTGATGAGCTTGTTTCCGGGTTCAGATCAGCCGCTCATAACAGCGGTCTTAACCAGCAACAGGCTTCCAATCTGATGGATTGGTACGTCAAGGTGTCTCAGGGCCAGCTTCAGGCCGCACAACAGCAGACTGCGACGGCAAAGCAGGCCGCTACGCTGGCATTGCGTGAGGATTGGGGCGGTGACTACGACAGAAATGCACAGGCGGTAAACACCGCCCTGAATAGGTTCTTCCCCGAACATCTACAGCAACAGATCATGGAGGTTGCATTGACCAACGCTGATTTTGCCAAGGCCCTGTCGGATATCGGCTCCCGTATGGGCGAAGATACCACGGCTGGTATTAAATCCGCATCGACCAGCAAGGACCGGCGCTCTGAAATCGAGGCTGAACTGAAGACGCTGCGGCATGATCCCGATAGCGCCTATCTGAACGCGAGGCATCCCAATCACAATGATGAGATAACCCGCGTTGCCGCCATGCTGGACGAGCTTAACGAGTTGCCGGAATGAGTTGCGACAACTGCGATGATGCCTACCTGAACCTGCGTATTCAGGCTCTGCGGCTTGCCGTGGAGGCGTCATCGATCAGCCATAAAGTTGATTTCGAGGCGCTGGCAGACAGATATTTTGTGTGGCTTTCCAAGCCTTCCGCTAAAGCACATAAAAAAACTGTAAAAAAACAGTTGACCTGACTCTACGATAGTGGCAAAAATACAACATCGGGTAACCTATTGGTCCGATAAACGGCGGTAACCCGCTCGTCGGCGCACGTAAGCGCAAGTCTGAGGTCCAGCATGAGTTGGGCAACCTTTGGCAAGAACCCCTTAATTCTTGTTGGAGGATGCTATGTCCACTCAAGTTGGAATTGCTCATGTACAGCAGTTCAAAAACAATGTGATCATGCTCTCACAGCAGCGGGACTCCCGCCTGCGTGGGGCTGTTCGCACCGACCCAGATTTCCTCAAAGGGAAGTCCGGGTTTTACGAGCGCATCGGCGCTACCGCCGTTGTGAAACGCACCAGCAGGCATGCCGATACTCCGTTAGTCTCGACTCCCCATTCCAGGCGACGGGTAACGATGGACGATTACGAATGGGCTGACCTGATTGACCGGCAGGATGTCATCCGCATGATGATCGACCCGGAATCGCGCTATGCAAAGAATGCTAGCTCGGCAATGGGCCGTCAGATTGATGATGTCATCATTACTGCCATGGGCGGATCTTCGTATGCCATTGATGAGGATGACGCGGCCAGCGCCGTGACTTTCCCATCCGGGCAGAAGGTTGCTCATGCTTCCGGCGGATTGACCGTGGCTAAAATTCTCGCAGCCAAGGAAGTCCTCTGGGCTAATGAGGTCGATGATAATGAGCAGATGTTCATTGTCTGTGCCGGTAAGCAGATCAGTGATTTGCTGAACACGACTGAAGTCAAAAGTTCCGATTACAACACCGTCAAGGCCTTGGCCCAAGGTGAAATATCAGACTTCGCTGGCTTCACGTTCATTCGTTCGGAACGTCTCTCGAATGATGCGACTCCAAGTCGCCTCGCTTATGCGTTCCTGCCGTCTGCCATCGGTCTAGCTATTGGCGATGATGTCACCACCCGCGTTTCCGAGCGTGATGACAAAAGTTATGCGACTCAGGTCTATCTTTCGATGTCTCTAGGCGCGACGCGTGTAGAGGAAGAGAAGATCGTCCAAATCGCATGCAACGAGTAGAAGGAGAATAGATCATGGCTACTGTCTACTCAGTACAAAAGACGGCGTGGGATCAAACCATCCCGTCTAAAAAGACCAAGCCAAATGAGTTGGCTGGTCGCATGCGAGTTGCTTACGCCACTTATGAGGCCTCCTCCCTGGCCTCCGGTGACGTAATTGAGTTGTTTAACTTGCCGAATGGGGCGCGGATTATGGGTGGGCGTCTGTTTAACGATGCCCTCGCGTCATCCACCACTCTTTCGGTTGGTTATGCCGCTCATACCAACTCTTCCGGTACTGCCGTTTCGGCTGCTGCCGCTGCATATCTGGCAGCGACCAGCACCGCTAGCGCTGGTGCCAACGATATTGCCGCCACCCTTGCTTTGGGTGCTACCTCGGAATTGGACGCCAATGAGAACGGCGTTCCGATTACCGCGACTATGGGCGGCGCAGCAGGCACTGGTACAATCACGTTGCGTATTGACTACGTGGTTGACTAATTCTCAGTGCAGTCGGAGAGCGGGGGCAGGTTGCAGTCCTGCCCCCGCAACTCGCCGTTAAAGGAGCGTCTTGATGGCCGATTCAGAAGTTGAAATCTGTAATCTTGCTTTGACCTATCTGGGCGACAGCCCGATAACTGCCCTCACAGACAACACCGATAGAGCGCGGGCCTGCAATGCCAACTATGCAAATTGCCGGGACCAGGTGCTTCGTATGCACCCATGGAATTCGTCTCTTTCGCGGGCGGCTTTGGCCGCATTAACGGACAGCCCTGCGTGGCAATGGTCCTATCAATTCACCCTGCCTACGGACCCTTACTGTTTACGTGTTCTTGAAGTCGAAGATCTTGACGATAGGGAGTGGGCCGTCGAGGGCCGCGTCCTGATGGCTGACCAGAGTACCGTAAATATCAAGTACATCAGCCGCATAACAAGCGTCAGCGACATGGACCCGCTGCTTGAGGATGCCGTAGCGGTCAAGCTGGCGCACATCATGGCTTTTCGCATTACAGGCTCCGTTCAGAGGCAGACCGAATTAATGCAAACCTTCCGCCTTGTCTTACGAGAAGCGCGGCAGATGGATGGTCAGGAGGGTACGCCACCGGATATCTATTCCGATCACTTCGCTGCGGTCAGATTTGGCTCTGACTTCTCTTCCGATTGGAGAAAGTGGACGAGTTAACATGGCACGGGTAAATGCCATACAGACGAATTTTACCGGTGGTCAGATCAGTCCCCGGCTCTTTGGCCGTGTTGACATTGACAGTTACCGCAATTCCGTAAAGACATTGACTAACATGGTGGTCTACCCGCAGGGCGGTGCTGGGCGTCGGTTCGGCACTATGTATGTTGGGGAAGGCAAGGACTCAGCCGCTACTACTGATAGGAAGTTCCGGCTTGTCCCGTTCGAGTATTCAGACACTAACGCATACTGCCTTGAATTCGGACACAACTACATCAGATTTTATGCTCAATCTGCACAGGTCGTTTCTGGCGGGTCGGCTGTAGAGGTCACCACCACATATGCACATACGGAACTTGATGATCTGCAATTCGCCCAATCTGCGGACGTGTTGTATATCGTACATAGATCGCATCCGCCGCGCCAACTTGTTCGCAATTCGGCAACTTCTTTTACTCTTTCAGATGTCGTGTTTGTTGACGGTCCTTATCTTGACGATAATACAACGTCTACTACCATAGCCGCGTCTGCGACTACCGGCAGCATTACGCTCACGGCGTCTGCATCTCTGTTCACCTCCGACATGGTTGGTGCATTCTTCCG